CTTGTTATTCCACCCAACAAACCTCCCTTGTTATTAGCAGGTGTTACAACAGGAGCAACAGGAGCAACAGGAGCAGCAGAAGCAGCAGAAGTATTAGCAGCGGACATTTCTACTAATTAGATTGATATTATTTCTAAAGACCAAGGCAATCCATAAGAGCAAATCGGGATTTGAACGAAAGACCGGGAAGAGCAGCTGGTTCCTTTGCTGTCAATCCCTTGAGTTCTGCCATAATACTCTTTATCTCTTCAAACGCATTTAGTGATTTATGAGCAACTCCCATGATATTGGTCAAACAATCCGCCAGCTCCTCTACAAGCAACTTCTGCTCGGAATCCAGGGAATTTGTAATTAGAGACCGAGCAACAGCCAGTGTAGTATCTAGCAGTTCTTGTTCCGTAATTAGGCCCTTAGAAGCAATCTGCGCAATGAAAAGACTGTAACCCCGGCGATGAGTCTTTCTCTTGCTAGCATCCAGAAACTTTCCGTACTCTGCTGATGTCTGGTCTTCCTGTCCCTTAGCATCTGTAAATACATCCAGGTAACTAGCAAATAGCTTCTGCATCTCACCCTTCAGAAATGGAAACTCGGGAGTCAAATCTGCTAGGAGCTGAGCATATAGTGCCACAAATGTATCTTCTTCTGCTGCCTTAGAAAAGATAAGTGCCATAAACTGCTCCAAGAACACTTTCTCCTCCGAATCCATATTTTGACGGAGAAAGTTCAGAATCTTCTTATAGTTCTGTGCTGAGAACTTATTAATCTTAGCACGAATGTGACCGAGAATTCGGTCATCTAGCTCATTCGCAGTGGAAGCATCCTTCTTGAACTTGCTCTTAAACTTAACGTATCCACCGGTTACAGGAGAAGGTGGCACATCATCTGTCTCCTCTGATTCAAGAGGCTTAAAACGATTTACAGTTGGAACAGGTGTTACTGAGGAAGAAAGCACAGGCATTACTGTGGGAACAGGCACAGCCGTTACTACAGGCGCTACAGGAGCAATAGGCGCAACAAATCCAGTCGTAAATTTGGGACGACCTGTTGACCATGCTGAAGTCTGCTGAGCCTGCTGAGCCTGGTTTCCACGCCAAAATCCTGTATCATTACGTCCTCCATTATTACCACCCCGACGTCCAAAAGCATTTGTTCCATTATTTACAGGGCCGCGGCCATGTCCGTGCGATGAGGGAAATGATTCCGTCCACCCATCAACGGGTACCTTCCTTACAATCCCATTTGACCTAAACGACTCTACACGCGAACGGATTTGTGCGATCCGACTGCGTATATCCTCCGGACAAACGAGTCCAGGTTTACTACGGATTGATAGGACTTGGAGGAGGGCTTCGGGAATTTCATTTCCACTCATGCTCATAGTAGTAATTACTGACATTTTTTTATATCCGTTTTTTCCGGATTCTGTTCCATGATTTGAGGACATTGCTAAAGAGGACATTTTCACTGACAGGTTATTCTATACAGTTTTTATACTTCAAATTTTTTAACAGCCTAAGACTATATTGTGCGATGGCTAAAGCCATCACAATTAGACATAAACCATTCAAAAAATAAGACAAATTTTTTAACACAAATAGACACGCGGAAAAACCCCACAATACATAACACAGAAAGAAGCAGAGAATGCTCCTTGGCAAATATGTTGAAGCCGATATTAATTTCAAGGAACTTGCCGCCGATATTTCTCCGAAAACTCAATGGGGTATGACCAAATTGATAGATTATTTCAAAGGTGCCACAGAAGATGTAAGTCTTCTAGAAAAACGCCGAAATGTTATTCTCAAACTCCGTCAGCATTTTCGCAAAACACCTGAAGATAAATCTCGTGCTCTTAAACTGCTAGAAAGAGCGGCTGCTTTAGAGAAAGCCCTTGAAGAAAAGGTTGAAATGGAAGATGAGCGTCTAAAAGAGTATTATGCGCAAATTCTTTGGGAAAAAGATTCTTTTGCCTCCTTTCTAAATGAAAGTCCAATGTGGTTAGAGGCTGCTAATTTATGGAAAGTATGGTTGCTTCCAGCAGTTAGTATCTTAATACCTCTTATTATAGTTGTACTTCCATATGTAATTATACGTATGACAACACAAGCAGAATTGAGTATTCCGGAATATTGGGAACTGCTACAGCATATTTTGAAACAACAAGGCGGCCAAGGAAATATGATATCTGGAATGCTAGTTCCACCGTGGGTATCTACAGGAGGAACAACCAGCCAAGTTGCTCAACGATGGTTACAATGGGGGCTATCTATCTTCATGTTTGGATCTAGCATATGGCAACAAGTTACGCTTTCCCAGCATCTCCATACAATCACACAAGATATGCGCAAACGAGGCGGTCATATCTGGGAACTCCAAAATATATGGAAGGAATTATCCGATATAGTTGGACCAGTTATATCAAAATATATGGACCTGCCGGATAACGAGGATCTACCAGAAGATGAAAATACACTTGGGATTTTCGGGTATACCTGGAATAAGCCCCATGTTTTAATGGGTTTAACGAAAAATATAGGTATCTTGGATGTGATGATTATATGTTCTACTCTTCCTAATATCGGATTTCCCACCTATGTAACAGGCCCGGAAACGCGTCTACATATAGAAAACTTCTATCATCCGCATCTTGAAAAGGAAAAGCGTGTTGTAAATACAATTGATTTGTGTGGAGACAAAACAACACATGCTCTAGTTACTGGTCCTAATCGCGGCGGTAAGTCCACCAGTCTCAAAGCAATTCTGACAAATGTGATTACCGCTCAGAGTTTAGGATTCTGTTTTGCTCGTCGTATGAAAATTACACCTTTCCAGCAAATCCATACTGCTCTATCACCATCGGATACACTTGGCCGGCTATCCCTCTTTGAGGCGGAAATTGAATTCGCAAAAGATATTCTGGAGAATCTTGATCCTGCCAAGGAAGACGGAGGAAAGGCCCTGCTTGTGATGGACGAGATTTTCCATTCAACCAATGCGATAGACGGCGAAGAAGCCAGCCGTATTTTCCTAGATAAAGTCTATGCCGCATCTGGGCACGCTTCCCTGATTTCCACACATTACACTAAATTACCTGAATCATATGCTAAAGAAAAACGGTGCCAAGCCCTCTGTCTTCAAGCAACTCCTCATCGGGAAAATCCAGACCAACTCAATTATACATATAAAATGCGAAAGGGAATTAATTCTTTGAGCAGTGTTCGTGAAATCTTAAAAGAACGCGGTCTTTTATCCGATAAAACTTATCCCTCCTAAAAAAGAATGAACGCAGGCACTCAAGATTTGCTGCTGCTTACGGCAAGTTTTCTTTTGATTTTGGGAGGTGTGGCGTATTGGCTTTATTCCAATATTGAGGCTCAGCAGAGAAAGCTCGGTGTTCTGGAAAATGTTCTCTATGAACTCCGTTTTGCTATCCAAGAACGCAAGGTAACAGATGAAGAAGCACATAAGGTTCATTTGCGTGATTCGCCTCCCGAAGTTGATATGGCAGACTATCACCAGACGGAAACGGAAGAGGGTGAACAAAAAGACGCCGAGGCTGAAAATACGGAAAAGACAATTGGAATCCAACGCTACGTTGAGCCGCCTGAATCAGTTGCGGGAGAGGTTGAGCACACCATGAGGGATTTTGATGTTGAACTCCCTTCAGCCGACGACGAAGAAGACAATCTCCGCCCTGGAGGTGTTTTGGACTTAAATGAAGATGAAATTCTCAATGGATGGAATAAGTCTAAGCCCACGGAGGAATCCCAGTTCAAGAAGTTGTTCGTAGGTAGTGTGGATGAGACACCGGCCGCTGGTTCGCTCTTAGAAAGTATGCCCACCAAGCAGCTCCGTGAATTGGCTACTGAGAGAGGCCTTCGCGTAACTAAGTCAATGAAGAAGTCCGAACTGCTGGAAGTCTTACGCTCTTCCGCCACACAAAATGTTGTTCGTAGGTTAGAGGAAGCCGAATGAGTTGTTTCACTACAAGTTATCCCCGAGTAAAAGGCGCACCCGCCAGAATGGCCGATGGCCGTTCATACACTGACTACCGCCCTCGTTGTGAATCTTATCCCGTAAAAGCCGCCGGAGTCTGGGGTCAGCATGATGCTCGGCAGCGAACAATTGCGGATGCGGAATCTTTCATGCGCGGCGCTAATCAAATTCTAAATACCAAGATGGGCGCACATAAATGTGTAGATACTATGGTCCCTGAACTATACAAGCGTGTTTGTACATATGATGGATGCCATACAGTTGAAGGTCATTATGCTGGAATTGGCACAGGTCGCATTTACCGTCCTTCATTGGCTTCTGAAGCAGCAGATTCACAGGCTCTAGCATATGGAAATACGGCCCCTCTTCCCCATACATTTCCCATTATCGCATCACAGGAGATTAATTCCTGCGCGGCGGGTGATCCTGAAATGTTCTGGCAGCCGCTTGCTCCTAAGGCAGTCAGCATGGCGCGCGCTTATCCGTATTCCGGACCGCGTGGCACACCTGGCGGCGACCAATAAGTAATAAAATACTAGCCTTTGCTAGAGACAATGAATGCAAACGTTTCAGTTGAGAATGGCAAAATAGTTGTCAACGGAAATATTGGTGGAGCAGCAACAATTAAATGGAGGGCCGCCGCACCCGCAACACGGGGTCACAGTTTTAGTGGTTCAGGTTTTCCTCATCCGAATCAAGAGCAGGCTTACGATGTTCGGAGCAAGAGTGGAACTATAACAACACAGTTGGGGGACTATCGTATTGTGCTAGATGAGGCGCCAGGCGCATATTATTCTGGACTTGGAAGTATCTATGTCCCACCTCATGTTGAAATTGAAGTCATAAATGCGTCTGGAAATGTGACAAAATCAAATATTTTGATGAATCAATATTCTATTCCTCATCGGTGGATTTCAGGCGCACCGCCGGGACACGCTGTCGGTGAAGGAACAATTGATGATGAGGGTCGTGCTATGTTTCACAAATGGAATCCGGATAATGGCGTGCGTTCACAAGAAGCAATTCTTCGGTCGCGTGGATATCCGTAAATTAAGGCTTGTTTACTAAATAATTTGATGTAGCATCAAGTTATTCAGGAAAATTTGGATTTGTAATAATTTCTACTAACACTGGTACTATATGTGTTAGGTTAAAGAACAAGAACCGATTTTATCACAAATATCAAACTAAATTAGTAGGTCTAACCCATGCGCGGGAAGCCGACAAGGTTGGCGCCGAGACCGAAGCCCGCACCGGCGCGAGCTGAGCCACCGACTGAAGGAGCAAGGGTGTCCAGGATGCCGAAAACGACCGCCGCGACGACGGCGACAGAGAGAACCTCCTCGTAGTCAGGAGACTTCTTCTTCATTACAAGAACCATCGCAACTGCGACGGCGAGGCCCTCAAGGAGGTACTTAGTTACACGCTGGATTACGTCAGCCACAGAGAAACCGTCCATTTGCTATATCCTGGTCTGACATTTTTTTTCGGCTGCTGCGTTCCGGTTTTAAAGATTGTTTGTCTAGTCTATCCAGGATGAGTGACGGTGAGCAAACATGGCTAGAGCAGGACAAGGAGATTCCGGGACAGAAGTATGTGTGCCTCAGTTTTTTGTCTCCAGAGAAGGTGTTGGCGAATAAGGAAGTTTTTTTCTACAGCCGCTTTCTGGAAAATTATGAAGTGGAGTACAAAGTTTCGGCGTCAGAGAAGTTTCTGATGGACCAGGTTCTGCAGGTGACCAAGGCAATTTCTAAGGTGGAGGATTTGGTGGCGAATGCTGGTCTAGATGTAGCTACGGATTTGAGTGGTTCTACCCCTGCTACAGCACCTTCGGATGCCAAGAAGTGGCGCGACGAGGCTGTTAAGACGATGCAGGAGGTTCGTGCTTCCCTGTCCAAGGATGCGGCGGATGACCTTGCCCAGTATGTGAAGAAGAACATGCGTGACTTCAAGGAAACGAAGATCCAGGAGGCGTATGAGAACTTCATGTTCAAGAACCGGAAGAAGTTGGAGGAGGAGTTCTTCACCAAGAACGAATTCCGTACCAGCATCCGTGGGCTCAAGGTTCGTGGTGTATATGATACGGCGGCAGAGGCGGGTGCTCGGGCTAAGACTCTCCAGAAGTTGGACCCCTTCTTCAACGTGTATGTGGGTCAGATGGGCTTCTGGCTACCGTGGGACCCTGAGCCGGCTGATGTTGCTGACCAGGAGTATGCGGAGGACCAGTTGAATACACTGATGAAGAATTACAAGCAGAATGAGTCACAAAAGGAGGCGTTGTATGAGGAACAGAAGCGTGAACGCATGGCGGGCTCCAAGGTGGCAGTTCCTAAGTTCGGACCGGGCTCTAAGGAGGAGAACGCCTTACCTACAGATATGTTCGGTGGCGGTGGTGAAGCCGACTTGGCGATTGCTCGTAAGAAGGAGCTTGCGTCTAATGCGGCGGCAAAGGTGACACTAGATGTTTAAATTTGCGTATTTTTATAAATTTGTCTGAATTTATTTTTATAAATTTGAAGCCCTTTTCTACAAGAAATTGACTTCAAAATGTCCTACCGCACTCTGTATCTTTTCACGGAGAATCCCCAGCAGCGTGTCGCTCTCCAGCAGGTTATCAATGCGTATCGGCCGACAGATTCGGGTGTGAATCTGCCTCTACTTGCTGCTGTAGTCCCAACTACTAAGGGCAAGGCGGCTAAGTTGAGCAGCCAGATTTATGGTGCTTGTATCTCAGCCACGGGAGGCCCTAGTCCGTTTCTTATCCTTCCGCGTTCATCAACTGGTTCAAAGACGCCCCTTCGTCTTGCGAACAGTGTAGGCCTGATTGATGAGGGCTATCGTGGTGAACTGCTGGTCTGCGTAGATAATCACAGCGACTTTGACTTTGTTCTGCCGGAGGGCGGTCTCTTGTTCCAACTATGCGCACAGGACTATGTTCCGTTCGCAAAGGTAGTTCTTGTAGATTCGCTGAATGCTCTACCGCAGGCGCGGGATGACCGTGGTGCGGGTGGATTCGGCTCAACTACTTCGTAATAAGTAGAATGCTCCGGGACGTAGCCCTAAAGGCCATGACCCCGATAACAATTCTGCTAGAAGCCTATCGTGTATTCAATGGAACTCTCCTAGTTATTTTTGTTCCCGGCGTCTGCGGCGATAAAGCATGTCTTCCTCAGCAGAATTTTATGAATGGCAGCACACTTTATAAATCTACATGCGGAGTGAATCTTCTAGCACTTGTTGTCTTCATAGCACTCTACACAATAGAAATCCAGCGCGAATACAGACTTTCTGCGTATCTTCGCATGAATCCTGAAAAGCCATCCGATGCTATAACTGCCAAAGCCGCGTTTGAAAGCCTAACAGTTGAACGCAAAAATACAATTCATTCATTTGATAAACTTTACCAACGAGCAGTTATCGCAACTATTTTTATTTTTGCTATAAATACTCTGCTAAGCGGTTATGTTATAGGCACAGAATACGCTAATGATAAGGGCCCAATCTTATTTGCTACAGGCACTGTCTTGATAGCAAGTAAAATTTATAATATTATATCAATCAGTTTTTCGGAAGGATATGCTTCAGCCTACTTACATACACGTAGCCAATTTAATGATGTTAAAACTTCCGTACCTGAATCAAAGCCGATTTAGCCTTCTTGCCGCCCACACCGAAGCGTCCGTCAAAGTCCTCTGCTTGATCCTCATCATTTTTAGAATTGGCCGCTGAATGAGCCCAAATCTCCGGCGACCCAATCTTGAAATCTGAATGCGGCGGTGCCTTGTACCAGTAAACCTGGTCAACTAACTTATTGCTCTTTGCGTTATTGTCAATCACCAAGCATTCATAATTCTCGGTACACTGGTCCATCACCTGACAGAATGACTCAAAATCGGGGAACATTCCAGCATATTGCTCATAAAGACGCTTTCTGTTGGAAACAATAGTCTCACGCAGAATGAATACGAAATCCACATTAGTACGCAAGGCGGGCGGAACACCGAGCGCATACTGCATGGTAATAATAAACAGGGCGTGAACGTGACGACCGTTCATAAACAAATAACGGATATTCTTATCACGAGTCCATGAAGCGTCAAATAAGCAGTCATCTAAAATCAAGAATGTACGCGGATCTACACTTGTCGTACCACGAGCCTCAATATCCTTAGAAATCTTATTTGCTAGAAGCTTCTGTCGCTTTAACATATTAGCGATGATTAACGGTGAATACTCTTCGTGGATGAACAGTGAAGGAATAACTTTACTATAAAACTGATTAGCGCCCTCTGTACCTGAGATTACCGTTCCCACCGGAACATCCTGGTTGTGCCAGAGTAAATCTTTTACAAGATATGATTTACCAGTTTCACGTTTTCCAATCATAACAACCACGTGCCGGGCTTTAATACGCGACATATCAAACTTCTTCAAACGAAGATTGAGTAATTTATTGCTGCCTGTTGGTGGTGCTTGTGGCTGACTCATTCTTTTGGTGATGAATATTATTTCTGTAGACAGCAGACCGCAGCTGCGGTTTTGTAGCAAAGCCCTTTCCTCTGAAAAAAGTAATGGGTAAGCATAATAAACAAAAAGTGGTAAATAAGATTCAAAAAACATCCAAATCTTTTTGTGATGAACCTAAATCAAGTCCGGGGCTTGAAATTTTATATACATCTAAACCTATTCCGCAAAAAGTCGTTGAATATCTAGACCCCCATTTTACAAAAGCTCAAACGTATTTTTCATCTTTGGAGAAAATCTTCACAAATCTTGTACCAGGAAAATCTGAGGGATTTCTCCTTAATACGGCTGAGTGGATTCAAGATATTTCCGGTTTTATTGATCCTTATCGTTTTCAGGGAATGGTCGGACCACTTGATAGCCCCACAAGACCAGCAAATCTTTTTATGAAGCGGGCTCATATCCTTAATCCTATTTCTTACATGAGTGGTGAATATGTTCTACCTGATGATGGTGCGCTTCCATCTTATTTGTCAGCCTGGCAACATACTCTTGCAAAAATAAATGACCCTAATAATGAAGCCTACATAGATTCCCTTTTCGCAGTCTGTGCTAGTCATCTAGTTGAACAGAAGTTGTCACCCCACTGGGTCCGATGCTACGGAAACTTCTGTGGTCGCCTTGACCGCTATTCATTTAATTTGTCAGAGGACTATGAAGATATTAAGCATGAATCGTGGTTCTCCGAGAATCTAGCAGCCGGTCTCTTTGAACTCCGCATCATTGACGAAATGGGTGAAGCGTCATCCTTTAAGCCACAAGACTATGACCGTCGTCCTCGGAGATCAATTGTAAGTGATACATCAATTGATTTTAATGATGTTGCTTCCTGCGAAGATTTGGATGCGGATGCGACCGATAGAGGTCAGAGAAATAGTGTGGAGGATACAGATATTAATCAAGAAGCGGAAATTGGCGAAGAGATTGAACTGCTGGAAAGCGATGAAGCTCCCATTCCAGTAACTGTTCCTCGGCTGAATCTAAGACAGATTCCTACATCGCCTGTGGAGGAAACGGATGTTGATAACGTAGATTTGGATGAGGAAGCGGGAAGTCATACATTTAGCGAATCATCATGCGGCCCCCCTATTATCGCAATTTTCAAGAATTTCCCCGTAATGGCAACAGTGCTAGAATGCTGTGATGGAACAATGGACCTTCTCTTAGACGAAGAGGATGAGGACATGGAAGATACAAAAGAGCAGCGCTGGACTGCTTGGCTTTTCCAAGTTATTGCGGCTTTAGCAGTTGCGCAAAAGGAATATCATTTTGTTCACAATGATTTACATACGAATAATATTATGTGGTCATGGACTTCGGAGCCGACACTCTATTATGAATTGAAGGATGCGCTCGGCGGCCCTCGTGTATATGCTGTTCCCACATTTGGTCGTATTTTCAAAATCATTGATTTTAATCGCGCCGTATTTCATCTTGGAAAGCGTGGTGGATTTTTTATTAGTGACGCATTTGAGGAGGAAGGTGACGCAGCAGGTCAGTACAATTGCCCCCCGTATTTCAATCAGAAACACAATCGTGTAGACCCGAATCCTTCCTTTGATCTTGTGCGTCTAGCATGTTCATTAATGGATTCACTCTTTGAGGACACACCTGATGAAGCAAAACCTGCTCGTGTATTAACTGAAGAACCGGGAATTAAAGTAATGGAAACTAATTCATCGCTTTACAATTTGCTGTGGATGTGGCTCCAGCAGAAGGATGGTTATAATGTCTTGAAGAATGCGAATGGAACTGAGCGTTTCCCCGGTTTTGACCTTTATAAAATTATTGGACACAACTGCTCAAATGCCATTCCCTGCGAACAAATTACCAAGCCTATCTTTGATACAAAATATAGGATTAATAAAAAGGATTTGCCGGCGGAGGCGTTTCTTTGGCCGCTGCCATGCTCTTTATAGGTTCATACGTCACCAACTTCTTCAACTTTCTCTACAGCATCTTCACGTGGGCGGTGACCCAAGTTTCCCACAAAAACCCGTTCTACACGACCTTCATAAATAACTGTGGCAACACCTTCTGTTTCCACAATTTTTTCAGAGTCATCATGATTTCTAGCATAATCATATGCTTCAGCTTCTGCCGTGTAAACACCATTTACCAAAGTATCTATCGCATCCTCAATGATGGCATGCCAGTTATCCGGCAGATTCATTTTCCCATTAATTTCCGGCCGTAAAAAGTTGATAATGGGAACATTCTTATTTTGTTTTATCCGCGGACAATATGTCGGTATACACCATTTTCCCTCCGCGCTCTGAGAAATAAAAGCAGGATCATAAAAATGCCCTTCTCTAAAACACCAATCATACTCAATATCTCCACTTGTGCGTTGAACAGCTATACAAGGATGCGTTACTAGAATATCAAGAAACAACTTAAGTGCCGGAATCGTAAAAGCATCCTTTACCCGCACTAAATGTTCTCTATGTAGATACGCCTTACAATCACGCTCAGCATTAATTCTGTGCGTATCGCATACTTTCATGCCAAATAAATGCTCAATAACAACAATGCCTGTATCTTCAGCCCCACAGTAAAAACATTCGGATCGTCTCAATACTAGAGATTGCGGTACGAGTGTATTTTTACAGAGTTCATCCATTAGTAATATTTATTTTGCCATGTTTTAAGCATACCACATATTTTTAGCATATTTAACACAGGTAATTGACCCAATTTTATGATGCGTAAAAAGCAAATCAGTTGACAAATGATTATCATAATGATCCTCAATCCAATCCTTGATATTTTCCATTTTTATTTCCACACAGAATGGAGCGCCACGGCGTGAAAGACCATATGTATACGGAAAATGCGAAATTAATTTTTCAAGAATAGGTGTGGCAATTCTAATACATTCTTCGCGATTTGCTGAATAATCATAAACATCCATTTCGCAAATTAAGCTGTGAATTAAATACAAAAAAGGATACAGCGTAGGTAGCAATTTATGTTCATATCCATCTACATCAATTTTCATAATATGAATGGGCTCTGTTATTCTGAATGGCTTTGTTTGAATCATTTCAGTATTTGTACATGTATTTAAATCATCAAGAGGACTTTGAAAATGACCGCCGCCACCAGTATAAATAAGTCGTACCTCAGATTCAGTTTCGCCGATTCCATAATTATTTAGATGAACATTCTGTATCTTTCCACAGTTTTCCTCTAAGATTTTATAATGCTGTTTACCCGGCTCATAGACATGAATCTTAGCAGTTGAATTGGTTAGAACAGATATCATAGATGTCCATGCGCCAAAATAAGCACCAATGTCA